TTATCTTGGGTATCCTTTGTGTCAATTTTAACAAAAGGAATTGGCCAAGATGTTCTATCCCAACCATTAAAAAGAGACCCCGTTAATCCCACTATTTTTTGGGATAAGGTGTCTTGAATACTGCGAACCGCATTATCACCAATGCGAAGTTCATTTATTTTTACCATCAACATTCCTATAAAATTTAGGAATGGAAAGTTTTGGTAGATATCATCTTCATGATCAACACGAAGATCTTCATGGGAAAAACTTCCCCACGGTAATTTCTTTGCCATTTTGGAAACTCCAAAATTATGAAACCTACTTAGTAAGTCTCTGTACATAGTATATAGTAGCATAAAAAAAGACCTCCTGTGAGAGGAGGTCTCTTGATTGAAACAATTTGTAATATGAATTACATAAGGTTCTTAACAGCAACACGTCTGTAGTAACGGTTAGCATTCTCTGTAAGAGTACCCAATCCTTGAGTAGTTCCTTGTGAGAATGGGTTCTCAACCATTCCGTAACGTGTCTTAAATCCGATTTTTGGCTGGAAGCTGTTTTCTCCAACTGCACGAACCATCTGTAGTGGAACGTATGGGCAGTAGAACAGTCCTGCATCGTATGGTGAAGTACCTTTGTATCCAACAACATAGTACTGATTACCATTGTTTGTCTGGGTGTTACCAGAAACATCTAGGTTAGCAGCATATGGGTCGATGTATACTCTGTACTTACCTTGTAGAACACCAGCAAATGTATTGCCTGTGTCATCAACGTTAAGATTAGCATTAAGTGCTGGAGTGTAATCAAGTACACCTGCCATTGTTAATGCAGAAGCAACGTCTGCAGAGCAAAGGATGATGTTACCCTTTCCACGACGAGTTCTTTGTGCGATTGCGTTAGCATCTCTCTCAATCTGGAAGAGTAGTCCCTTGAACTTCTCAACTGACCATCTACCATTTGAGTCGATGTCTAAGTCGAAGATACCAGCAGTTGCTGTGTTAGAAACAGCACCCTGTTCAGCAGTCTTGTAAATGGTACGAATAACTTCTCTGTTGATTTCAGCAAGTATCTCTGTAGAAAGGATATTTGCTAACTCAGCTTCAGCATTCAAGCCATGGATTGCCTTAAGGTCTTGAGCTAGCTCTAATGAGTACTCAGCTTTAAGTGCTCTGGAACGTGCAGTTACAGTGACTTTCTCGATTGAGAATGCCATCTGGTTGAAGGCTGCTGAACCAGAAGTTCCAAGTGCTTCAGCTTCGCTTGTCTCCATACCCTGACCAACGTTGTAGTCAGTAGAAGTAGCAGATGAAGTTGGGTTAAGAACAGATGGGTTAGTACCAGTCTGGTTAGTTGTACCAAAACCAACGGATGTGTTACCAAATCCAGAGGTATTGTCATAATCGGCATTCATTCCAGAGAATGCAGTATTTGCTTCCTTGTAGAATGCTTCATCTCCAGTCTGCTTCTCGTAACGAGAACGCATTGCGAAGATAAGTCCAGTAGGACCAGACATTGGTTGAACGCCAGCAAGGTCATATGCGACCAAGTTTGGCATTGATCTTCTAATCAATGAGATTAGAACTGGATCGAAACCTGCAACAGGACCAGATGCAGTTGCATTACCACTGAAACCAGCAGGGTTACTACCTGCAGAGTTTGTTGGTGCGGCTTCGTTAAGTAGTGATCCACTTTCTTGGAAAGCAGATGACTCTCTTAAAAATTTTTCTTGGTTCTCTAGTAGAACAGCAGTAACAGATCTCTTATGATTGTCTTCGATTTTATCGAGACCCTCATACTCTAGGAGGGGTTTCCACTTTTCTACTAAATGTTCTGATTGGAACATCTTAGTTTACCTAATAGTGTTTACGTTTGAATAATCTTAAATTCAGTTTTTAAAAGCTGAAAGTGTCTTCAGATAAGAAGTCATTGATGCAGTATGAGATTCAAGACCCTCTGCGTTGTCTACTCCTTCTGAAAGATTTTCAGTTTTAGCTGTTGGAGCACCTTTATGGGGGAAATAAGATTCCTTTAGTGTTTCCAACTTTTCACGATACTCTTCGTCACTTTCAAACTCTACACTTTCAGCAAGTGAAGCGAGCTTCTCTTTCTGAGTAGCAGCAAGGCCATCAGAAACAGATTCTAAGATACCATCAGCAGTAGCCTCAGCGAGACTCTTGTTTAATGTGATATTCTTTTCTATTTGCTCATTGAGCTTGGTTTCCATGTCATCAAGTTTTTCTACCATACTCTTAAGGACATCATATTTTTCTTCAGGGATTTCTACATAATGTTCTTCAAAAAGACCCTTCATTCCTGCAAGGAATGATTCGGTCATGTCAGCCTTAAGGCCATTTTCAATGGCAAGTTGGTTCTCATCGAACCACTCATCGGCGACATACTCAAGGTAAGAATCTACACGTTCTTGTAGATCTTCCTTAATTTCTTGTACGTGACCATCCAATTTAGAGTCGTACTCTTCTTGGATTTCTGCACGAATTGCGGAAGCTTTTGAGTTGATAGCAGCTTCAAAGATTGTCTTTGCTTTGTTTTGGTTCTCCTCACTGAGTTCTAAACCTTCAACAAGAGCATTAAGATCGTCTTCCATATCATACTCAACGGTCTCAACTGTCTCTTCCTCGACAGTTTCCTCTTCAGCAACAACTTCTTCAGTAGCAGGTTCTTCTGCAACAATTTCCTGTTCGTCAGTCACTTCTACCTCGTCTCCTTGCTTTAGAGTTTTTCCTTTGCGATTAGTTACCGCATCGGATACTTTCTTCAAACCACCAGAGGGGTCTTTTAACTTAGCACTATCATTAGTAGGGCTATAGTTGTCTGGGGTAGGTCCACCCAAATCATCCCAAGTTGGGGATGTGCCGCCTGTTGTTAGTTTTGGCATTGGCTCTGCTGGTTTTGCATTAGCATTGACAGCAGTTTTGGATTGCTTTGTGCCTACTTCCATTTCTTGTAATTGTTGTCCACTAGACATTTGAAGTTTCTCCGATTTATACGTTATTAAATCTATATTTATTTAGAATATTTACAAATTTGATAAGAAATTGTTAAATAGAGCCAATTTGCGCTCCTCTAATTCCTTTTGTGTAGTCAATGTGTCAATCTCTTGATACATTTTTGCAGCAAACTTCTCACGAAGTATACCACCATCCCACACCCAGTCTTTTCCTTCCATAATTCCCTCAACAAATGCATCAGGAGCAGAAGGATCAGCAACGATGTCAGCAGCAGTTGCTAACATAAAGTCGTCACCGACTACGTTTACACCTTCACGGGTTGGTTTCAATGAACCAATACCACGAGATGAAACACCTAATTTTACACCCTCATCAATAAGTGAAGATGCAATTTTACCCATTGGTGTACTAAGAATTTTAGCCTTACCAATAAAGTTAGAACCACTTTCTTTAAGTGATACTATTTTATGAGAGACCCTATCGAGATTTACGGTAGGACCTTCTGGATGACCAAGTTCTCCAAGTGCTCTTCCAGAAGTAACGTGATTTTCGTTATAACGTCCAACTTCTCTCCTAAGAGTTTCCATTGGATACATACGTCCATTACGGTTCTTGATATTTCCTTGTAAGAAAACACCCTCAATATACATGGACTTCTTACCATTTCTAGTTTCGACAAGAAATTCTACTGATTCAATTTCTTCCGTAATGAGTTTCATCAACCTTCCCCTGAAATCTGAACTTGCTGATAATATAATGTACTCTTTCCAGTGGCAGCACCACCTTTAGCAAGAGCACTAACTTTAAACGAATTTCTTAATTCTGCATAATTATCAGAACTATATGCTGTTACGATACCAGAAGTATCTGCATCAACAGTGATTCTAGTTGAAAAATAACCGTTTCTACCAGATCCACTCCATACTTTAGATACAGTGGCAAAACCAACTGCGTCATCATAATAACTTTGTCCTGTTACTGTTAGATCAACACGAGATCCAACTGCAAACGGTGAACCAGTTCCTTCTGGAAAATCTATGAGTGTTGTAGCACCAGTCGTAATTCCAACTACCTTCTGAGAAGAAGGACGGAAAATGTTGATAGATGCTGGTTCATTTTTAACAACATAGAAATCGGAGGTTGTAGCAGAAGCATCTGTTCCTATTGCAACATGAGCCCCTTGGACTGCATCAGCCCCTACCAAAACCACTCTTAATGTATTTGCTTTTTGAGCTATACTTGATGTAGTATTTGCAGTATCAGTTGTTAATGCTATGGAAGCACCACTTCCTACGGGATTGAGAGCCATTTATACAAACCTTATAGTATTAAAATTCATTTACTAGTTATTTATAATTACTCCTCTTCCTGTTCTTCAGGTTCAACTTCCATTTCTACCTCAGTTTCTGCATCTAAAGCAGCATCAACTTCGGGTTGAGTTGGTCCGTTGTTAGAGTTAAAAACACCAGATGCCACAGCGGGACGGTATTCATCAACTCTTTGACCAGACTTTGCGTATAAAAGATCTTTTATTTTATCGCTGACCTGTGAAGCTGAATCATCCGCAGCAATCATATCCATAAG